TCCTGTTCCCACTGAAGCTGTGCCCGCTTGGCCTTGACCTTGCCCGGGATGGCCGCGCGTTCCTTCGCTTCGTAGGCCTCGACGGCACTATCGATATCGAAGGTGGCATGCGGCCACAACTCGAGCGCCCGCTCAATCGCGTCCGTCGGCTTGGTGAAGTTTTCACCAGGCTCCAGGTCAACGAAGACACCGCGTTCAGCGGCATCCTCCGTCATCGGGAGGTAGCAGACTGCATTCCCCCGAACACTCTTGTAACAAGCAGCAATAAGGTTCCGGACGTCTTTTGTGGCTTTCGCCATAATTACTCCATTGGAGCGTAGTCGCTCCCCATTGACCCCGCCGTGCCAGCGACACAACACGCGCCGCCATCCACGGCGAGGACAAAGAGGGAACGACCCAGAGGGTCAAGCTCAAAAGACGATAGAAGAATTCGCGCCGGCACTTTTTCCCAGGTTACGGAGTCAGAAGTCCTCTCCGGCTGGTAGACGCTCGATGATGTCTGGGGGCCCGATGTTTCCCGTGTTCTCCGTTTGGTACTGAGAGTTTTACGCACCCTGACATCAGGGTCCAATCGCTGTACGCAATCCCTTGACACTGCCAAGTAGCTGGAATTGCTACGGAAAAAAAGGCGAATTATTTTCAATTCATTTCGCCAAACGCTGTACGTCGAGCCTGCCGCTCTTGACGTGTCATGGCATCAGAGCACCATGGGTCGGCGCGCTTCGCTCCCCCGGAGGTGAGCCCAGCTAGTGCATGCTCCCGGTAGCGAGCCACAGGAGCGCACCGCCAGGCCACGCCCCGGCTTCCCGAAAGATAAGAGGAACCGCGCGCATGCGTCGCGAGCAGTATCTTTTCGCGCGCACACGAGGACCATCCCCCCTTCCCGCCGCAAACCTCTTTTTCTTGGGACTCCTCTCGCACAAGCAAACCCCCTCCTGTTTTTCACGGGAAAAGTGGCCATAAAAATTAATGACAGTCCCGCCGGAAAAACCGCGCGCTCCTTGCGGGGAAACTTCTCCGTGACTAATATGTACTAATGCGAGATCCATGGATGGCGCTTCCACGCTGCTCAACGAAAATCCCCCATAAACAATTCCAGGGAACGAGCGTGACGCTGTACCACTGGGCACTTGCCAATGGTTTCTACACGCCGCTCATTCAGCGGGAAAAGAAATGGGGGATGTGTGGTAACAGTCGGTTCCGGAAGTCCTTGGAAGGAATCCGGTGGATGATCTGGAAAGATTTAGACCTGTGTCATGGGGTCTTCCACGACGGGTTCCTGGTCGCGCCCAAGGAATGGCCCAAGAAGTCTCGGGAGGCATGGGGACTCAAGGAGCCGCCCAGCCCATATGAAGTTGCATGCGCGATCTTGGTAGAACCCCAGAAAGGATTCTGGCAGCTTGCGAAAGGAGCCGATCCAGTAGCCATGTCCGTGACGTACTGGTGGCTTGCCGGGCTCCACGGAGAAGCTATCAGCAACCTCCTGGGCGGAAGACGCTCTCTGATGTCAGGCGGCTTTGATGTCTTAATGTCCCAGTTCATCCGGCACGCTATGACGAAGAAGCGTTTTGCCGTCTGGGCATTAGGGACGGATCTTACCCCGGCGTGTACTTCACGTCACGTTGCTCGCGCAGCTTTGGCCTTGATGCGGGGAACTCCAATGCGGAGGGCGGGGGGACATAACGGGGGGAGCAGCTATGAAGATAAAGCAGCACTGAAGAAACTACTCGGTCATCCCTACCTGGTGGGGCAGCTTCGAAATGGGGTTCGGTTTGCCCCAATAGATCGTCCGCTCTATAAGGATGGTATCGTCTGGTCGGATCTCGCGGCTAAAATCGAGTGGCTCTGCCAGAATATGTCCGGGGGGAAAAGAGTGTTGGGTGCTCGAAAAATCTTGGCGCAGTACCCCGAGCAACACCCGGCATGGCTTAGAATGACTCATGTTTAGGTATAATGAGCCCATGGAAGATGACGACTTGACTCCCGAAGCTATCCTGAAGATGGCCCAGGCTGGGAAGCTAAGAAGTTCAAATGACCTGAAAGACTTCGGGGCCGAGATGATGGGAGCCATCGCTCGGAAAGAAGTCACAGTCTCAGCCGCGCGCGAGATGCGGCAGTGGGCAGAACTTGTCTACTCTCTGATTCAGATGGAGCGGATCAGCGGTGGGGGAGACTCCAGCGTGAACATCATTGGACAGCTTGTGCAGATGAGCGGTGAGCCCGCCAAGCAGATTGTCGATACCACTGTGGAAGAGACACCGGAACTTGATATCCTTGATGTCGATGTCCTAACTGGCTGAAGGAGACTAAGATGCCCAAAACGCCCCGATTGACCCTTACAGACAAGCCCGACTACGAGGGGGCTGTCCAGGAAGCACTAACTGAGCAGCAGCGGCGCTTTGATCTTGCTCAGGAGGAGCGTCTTGGCCCGACCCAGAGTGCCCGCAACTTGCCACGCGGAAGGTCTTCCCAAGAAGTTGCTCCCCAAGAAGTTGCTCCCATATCGCAAAAAGAATGGGGGCAGCGTGCAGCGCTGGGAATGGTCGAGCTTGATGAGACGCCAAAACTGCCTCAGGTTGACTTGGATGTCGATGCGCCCGAAGAGGATGAAGGGAGTAGGGGGTCTGGCTCGACCCTATTAGAGCAATATCACACCAGGCAACTTCCAGGGTACGAAAAACCAGAGCGCGGATCTAACGAAGAGTGGGCCGAAGTAGAAGAGATTACTAAGACACTTGAGCTTGATCCACCTTGGTACAAGAAGGCGGCTAAATACTTGACGGGCGGGGAAGCTGAAGAAGACGTAGGGCGGTTCTTCACCGAGTTCCCAGGTCGAGTCGCAGAGGGTGCTGAGATTGTAGGCACTGAGTTCATGAACTTTGCAAATGAACGGTTCGAACAGGAAGCTCGTGAAGAAGAAGCGTCTAAAGAGCGCAGTCGTGTTCTTCGTGAGGAAGGTATTGGTTCGTATATTGACCAGTTCGTGACCGCACCGACTGAAGAGGCCAGCCAGCAACTCAAGCGTATAGCGACTGGCGGCATGACAATAGACGAGGCCCAAATGGGGTTAGCGGGTGCCTCATTAGACCCGAGCCCGGTTTCGTACCTGGCAGACCTTACGTCAGCGGGGTTGTACCTATACGAAGGTGAGCCTGGCTATGCCGCTCTCGCAGCTTCCCCGATTGGCCTTGTTGGCGGTGCGGGGGCATTCAGTGCGTACACGGCAGTAAAGGCGGTAAAGCTTGCTAAGGCAGCCCGGCAAGCGGAGGCTGCCGGTGACCTTTCAAAGGCCGAGAAGCTACTTGCAAAGGCGTCACCGATGTCTATTGCGGGCGCAAAAACAGCCGATGAGGCGGTTGAGGCCGCTGAGATGTGGAGGACCATGGGGACGAAGTCGCCGTATTTCCAGAGGTGGTTTGGCGACTCTGTGATGACACACAGAAAGAGTGGCATTGGCCCCGCAGCCCTCGGAGAACGCGGTCACCTACAACCATGGCCTGGCGATCCGGGCTTCGATGAGCCAATCAAGCTCTACCACGGGACAAAGGCTGGTAAGGAAATCGAGGCAACGGGTGTCCTAAGGCCCGGGACGGGTGGTATTGAGACGGCTGGCCGAGGCATTTACCTGACGCCAAACCCCCGCGTTGCCGGTGAGTATGCTGGTAGCGGTTCGATCATGCCCCTATATGCCAATCTACGAAATCCATTGGTATCGAATCGACTACCACCCAAAAAGTTCACAGACGGGGTTGCAGACGAGCTTGAAGCCCTCGCCAAGACCATGGATGACGTACCCAAACATCGACAAGAGTTGTTGGTTGATGCTGCAAAGTACCGTGATCGCGCTTATCTCGCGCAGAGAATGAAGCACCATGAGGGCTATGAGGGCTTCTACTCCGTTATGGGTGATGACCTAAGCAAAAGTTACTACTATGTCAGAAACAACGTGGTTCCGAAGCATTTCGATGGAATCATCCTGCATCGGCCAAAGGGCCATACGACAGAAATCGAAGTTGTTGTTTTCAACTCTAATCAGGTAAAGTCGGCCACGGGCAACGTCGGAACCTTCTCGCGCGCAGACCCCAGATATAGTCATGGCATTGGCCCCATGATGGGCGCAGGCCCCGCAGCGGCTGCGATACGCTCACAAACGAAAGAGTCGGAGTAACCGATGACTACGAAGACCGAGGACGACAACCTATGAGTTGGATGATGAATGACCTTGTCTGCCACGACTGTGGGCATCGAGAATACGAAGTCATGTATAGACGCAAGGATGGCCCTGACAGCTGCCCTGAATGCGAAGTGCCCATGTCGGTGAGCCTCAGCGGTGTCACGCTGGAGGACGGAATAGGTCGTGGCTAAGAAGCCCAATGCCCAGCAGATGCTCACGTTCCTCCGGGATCCGAGCAAGTCGTTGCCTGCGTTTGGGGAGGTACATGACCAGAAGACCAGTAAGTTCGTCAAGTATGACCCCACCCGCATCACGTACAATATGCAGAATGAGGTTCTGGACTACCTGAGCAACACTCCGCGAACACAGGTGGGTCAAACCAAGTTCCTGACCATTCTCACAGCCCGTCAGATGGGGAAGTCGCTCTCGGTCGAGTACGGATGCTACCCAAAAGCTGCTTATTCGCCGGGTTGGGACCACGTTTGCATCGCGGATAACAGTGATCGGGCCGAATATCTCCACAAACGAGTCCACCACCTCCACGGAAAGTGGCCCGAAGACATCAAATCTCCCACCATCCACTCACGCGAGAGTCGCCAGCTTACTTTCAAGCATGAGATGGGCGGAAAGATGCGTATTCTCAGTGCTGAAGCCGGTGCTGTGGGGATCGGACAGTCACCAGACTCTTTCCACGCCTCCGAGTGCGCCTTCTGGGCGGACTTTTCGGGCTCGATGTTCCTGATTTGGCCCTCGTTGGCCAATCGGGACGACGCCTTGGTCGTTTTTGAGTGTACTCCATGGGAAGCGCGGTCGGATTGGCACGAGCACTGCCTGACTGCCAAGGCTGGGCAAGGTCGTCACCTCTATAAGTTCTTTCCCTTCTGGGATGGCAAGCTGAATCGGCGTCCTTGGGACAAGACCTGGTCCATAGACAATGAAGAAGTCTCGATGCTCAATAAATTCGGGCACCTGGGCCTCACAAAAGAGAATTTGGCCTTCAGGCGCTTCATGTTGAGCACAGATCAGCATCTGAGGCGGAAGCCAGAGCTTTTTCGGGTCTTCTACCCCTCAGATGACCTCGAATGTTGGATTTCGGCAGCAAATGCGGCCATTCCGAACCATGCTTTGGATCGGCACAAGGAAGCCGAGACCCAACGGTGGATTGGACCCTACATGGAGTATGAGAAACCCGAATATGGCGCACATTACGTCATCGGGGCGGACCCATGTGGGCATGCTGCCCGAGATCACGCCTCTTTTCAGGTGTTGAAGTGCTATGAGGGTGAATGGACCCAAGTGGCCTGCTATGCCGAGCATTCGGACCCGTTGGAGTTCACTCAGAAGCTTGTTGAGGCCGGTATGCGCTTCAATCGGGCAAATATCGTCGTAGAGTCGAATGGAGTCGGTCAGGGCGTCATTTCCCTTCTAAGAGACTGGAATTACCCCAATATCTTCTTCGAAAAGCATAAAAAGCCGGGTTTTACCAGTACTTCCAAGTCTGTGGACGAAGCATTGGGCTGGCTGATCGATGGGCTGCTTGATGAGCTTGTTTTGGGGGATAAGAACACCATAGAGCAGTTGATGTCCTACAAAAACGATAAACGCATCGAAGAGGGCGCAAATTCCGAACTTGTGCGGGGACAACCCAATCGGAAGCGTCGAGATCGGCATCATTGGGATAAAGTCTCTGCATTGATCATGGCAATCGTCGGTGCGCGTTGGGCACCGAGTCGCCGCCGCCCATTTACGTCCCCAGAGGAGAATGTGATCGAGTTTCGCCCAATGACGTATGATGAGCGAGTTCAGCACCACAAGGACCTTCATAAGAAGAAGAAAAAGTCCCGAAGTAAGTATTGGCTCTAAAAGTGTTACACTCACAAAGATTCCTGGGAGATGGAAATGCCTGAAGCAAAGAAGCCAGAAGAAGAAGACGAGGGAATGAAGGCGATTCGAGAAGCCGCCGAAGGCGTGGAGGTTATCGAGGAGAGGGCCCCACCCCCGATGCGCTTGAAGAAGCTTGCCCCGCCCGCTCCCCCCACGCCGAAGGCCGAGGATCCCAAGACCATCGCGGCTCGGGAGGCCCTTGAGGCTGAGAAGAAGGCGAAGGAAAAGGCTAAGAAGAAGGATGATGAGTAGTGGGCCTCAGCACCAAGACACTCAAGTCCCTGATCGACGCTCATGTCTCCAAGGCGAATAAAGAGCACAAGATTTGGGACAAGTGGCGGGCATGGTATCGCTCTGAGTTTTGGGGCGAGATGCTCGATGAGGAGAACGATAGTCTCCTTGTTGAGAACAACTACCTCTACGCCTTCACAGACACGATGGTTGCGAGTGTTTGTCCGCCGACTCCCCGAGTGACGTGCCTTCCCCGTCGGCGGGATGAAGAAGCGGAAATGGCGGCTAAGTACCGGGAGGCACTCATCAATGATGTGCTCTACCGTGCCAAGGCCCATGAGATTCTCTGGCGAATGTCTACGATGGCTTCCGTGTATGGGCGGTCCATCGTAAAGAGTGTCTGGAGCTTCACCCTGAATCGTCCCGATTTCTTGGTCATCGATCCCAGGTACTTCTTCTATGACATGACGGTCAGTCGGTGGGATGACATTCGATACGCTATCGAGGTCACCACGCTTACCAAGGATGAGTTCAACGCTCGAACGGCTCGTCGCCAGAAGAAGCGGGGAGCGATGGAGTATGACCCAGAGGTCGCATCCAAGGTCAAGTTTGGCTCATTCCCGAAGTGGCTGTCTGATGGAGAAGACACCTCAGCTAAGCTCTCAGAGGAAATGCGGAAGACCTTCGAGTGGGTCGTTGTGTATGAGGTCTATGACTTTACCAACGATCGGTACTACCACATGCTGGAAGGATCAGAGGATCCGCTGTTTGCAGGGGAGCTTCCATATAGCTTTGTACGCAACCCCTTCCACCGACTCATCTTCAATGACAACTTGTCGGACATCGGTGGCATGTCCGATAGCCAGCTTGTGGAACGTCAGCAGCGCCGATTGAATGAGTTGGACACACTAGAGCTTAGGCACGCGCAAGCTTCTATCCCCATCACCGTCGTTAATGAGTCTCTCTGCGATAATCCCGAAGACTTTATGGACCAGGTCTCAACGGCTACAAGTCCTGGGGATGTTGTCCGTTTGATGGGAAAGAACTCAGCACCATTAGGAGAGATTCTTGGGCAAACGCCAACCGCTTCGCTGGTACCTGAGTTCGATACGATTCGTGATCGCATCGAAAACACGATCCAGTTTGTACTCGGCATACCTGAATATGCTCGTGGTGTCGCAGGAACGTCAGAGGTTGCAACTGAGCTTGCCCTCGTGGATGCGGCGATGCGGACGAGGCTCGGAAGACGCACAAAGCTAATTAATGGCGTCATTACCCACATGGCGGTCTCTTCTATTGGTCTCTACGAGGAGTTCCTGTCGTCAGATCGGGAGATCCCTGTTCGGGCTACGGGAACTACGGAGGCTCTGCCGGTCGCACGCCGCCACTTGCAGTCCCGAGATCCAGCCCGTGCTGACGAGATGCGGGCACGGGGCGAAGCAGTCGAGGAGCCGCTGGAGGTTGACTACGAGGTCGTTCCCTACAGCCCGACTGAGAACTCCAAGACCGCTCAGATTAAGAAGATTCAGAACTTCTTGGAAGTTCTCTTGGGCTCTCCGGACGTGAATCAGAGAAGCCTGGTCAGCCACATTCTTGATCTCCTCGACATGGGGAAGGATGTTCTTTCTACGGAGGAAGAGGCTGCCGCTGCCGCTCAAGCTGCGGCTGGTCCCTTTCTTTTCTCT